AACACAGAAACATTGATTCCAGTTGAAGTATACCACGTATACCGCTTGAACAGATCAATGAAGGACGGAACAGGAGTGATCGCAGAATTGCGATTATGGCCTAACGGGAGCGAAGGAAGGTCGAGGAAATTGCGGCCATGGGAAATGGCCATGAGACGAGGCTCGGCAAATTGAATGCGAGAAGCATCCTTAGGGCCGGCCATCTCCACAATAAAGTAGCCAGGGGTGGCCACTCCTTGACGACGTACAGCATCGTTGAGACCAATGGTCAGGACAAAGTTGTAATCACTTGTCGTAGGACCAATCTGCATCCAATCCTTCCAGTTGATGTAAGGAACGGTGAACTCAATGACAGTAGAGCCTGAAACATTGCGGGTCTCACGGGGGACGTTGATGGTGTTGATGGAGCCTGAAAAAGTACTAGAGGTCACCATAAACACTAACTGGGCAGTGGAAAACATGTCCATGTGACAGTGAACGCGGAAACGAATGTCGCCGCGCCATTTGTTGAAAAAGGAAGCGGCCATGGAAAGGGGAGGCTTGTGGATAACAGTGCCGGCAGCATTGACGAATTGGTTGTTACAGTTCACAGGAATTGAACCAAGCACCACAGGATAGGTGCTTGTGCCTGGATCTGTCAAATTGCCAACAACAGCAAAGCGCGAAGCATACTGTGCCACAGAGGCATCATTCTTGGAAGCTCCCATGATCGATGGGTCAAAGTCATCTATCACATCTTGGGCAACATTCATCTTCACAGACGAATCCAGTCCCCCGATTGGCAACATATCGTCGCCAAAACGGGGTTCAACGTGCGTGGTAGCATCGACGTTGGCTGGTTTGTCAAACCCAAAGAACTGAGCAATTGAACCAACCACACCTGCAATCGTAGAGACAACAGGACTGATGGGATTTGGAACAAGGGATTCAACTGAATCTGCAATATGCTTAACAGACCCAGCAATTCCCGAAATCACACCAGTTTCTGACTTCTTCTGGGCTTCTCTATCACCTTTGCCATACGAATGAGTTGTGTCTAAGGTCCAGACAGAATTCGTCATGGCAAGGTAGCCGGGATAAGATGTGGGGGCTGACAAACTGCCACCATTGTACATAGACAACTCAAGACCTTCAAACTGGGCATAAATCACGTAATTCACGGAACATGCGGTAAGAGAGGTGTTGTAGAGAATGGAAGCCAATGTAGAGGTGAAACGAGGAACATTGTCAGTAGCACTCACATAAGGTGAAATCATGGCGGTGTGGAGAGCCGAGGTCTGTAACCCATTACGAGGATACAACCAAGGTATTGACATGCAAATTTCTTTGGCGTGGGAAAAAGGAACGATGATGTTTTCGACAGTAGAATGCCGATAATCATCGACCAACACAGAGCCTGAGAAGCAGTCAAATGGCTGACCAGAAAGACGAATGGCACCATTGAGCGAAGGTGTACAACCGACTGGAGTAAGTCGGAGCTTTATCGCTTTGTAGCGCAACAAGTCATACTGGTATAGCAGTGGGCTAGCTAGAGCCGCCAGCAACGCATGTAGAGGAGCGAACGAAGTAGCGGTTCCGACAGCAGTTGAATTGGAGAACGTGAGCTTGTAGACAGGCATCTCTCGCATAAGATCAGCGACAGATGTAGGTTGGAATGGAAGAGGATCGTGCACACCTGGATGAAGTGTAGAGGGGGCAGGAGTGACACCCAGTGTGGAAACACCGGTGATATTGCCCTCTGTAACTGGAGGTGCAACCGACTCTTCTGTGGGCAAGTCGAGAATTTCAAGGACTTGAGAGGTAACTGAGAAAATCTCTAAAGTCCCCATGAGCTGTTAACTACACGGGGCGAGAGGTGGACAGTACGTCAAAAGGACGTGGAACAGGGCTTGGATATCTGATGTTTAAAGTGCGGAATACCTAGAACACTGCTGATTTGGTGGATTTAGTTTCCTTCCTTGGCGTCCTCAACGGGGGCATCAGGGTCAGGATCCGGCGGGGAGACTTTGTCAAGCCAAGCAACGATTGCTTGGCCTTTCTTCATCTTTCCAGCCAGAGAGCGAGCAAGAGCGACGATCTTCTTCAAGAGCGCCTTGACAACAGGAGCAACGATCCTGTACACAGTGCCACAAACAAAATTGGTCAAAATTGTATGAAACTGGAACAGAACCAGCACGTTTCCTGCGCGGTAAAGACAACTCTTAATGATCAAGGCCACATAGAGCGGGAGGGCCAAAGGGATCACACGAAGTATATCGAATAACTTAGCGCAGGTAAGAAAACGAGCTGCAAAAGCAGGGCTACGCGATGTTGCGTGGACAAGGAGTTCAAGAGATCGGAGGCGCTCTTTTCTCGCCAGGAGAAAGTCCAAGATACCAACGAGATGGCTAGCGTCGAGTAGCTTCCACGTCTCAGGCGTATACCGCTGGGCAAACGGTAATTTAGGTACGATTGACATACCTCGGATGATGTCGGGGAAGAACCAGAAAGAACCAGATCCTTCAGGGGCACCATTGTCAAAAACGACAGCGCCGAGAGGGAAGCGGTAAACAACGATGGGCACGTTGCCTTCTGGATGAAGGAAGATCGCTGGAGCCATTTCAATAACACTGAACATGCAGCAAGGGTCTGATGGATGTGGTTGCGCTGCTTCCTTAATATCAGGGAAAACACGAATTGGAGCGGTGTTGGAAGCAGAAAACATGTAGTAGTGCATTCGTAGCATACCCCAGGAGAGACCATGATAAGGTGGAACGTCTTGGAAACCAAGGGCAAAGCCGTAGTCTGGGAAACCGTCTTTGAAACGCAAGTCACGGGTACCTGGGAAGCGATGGGTCTTTTTCTTGGGTTCGGTCCAGTCGATGGTAACAGGATTGTCGAAGTCGAAACCGCCGGCATAGTATACCGGCCGTGTCCGAGGAGGCAATGTGGAGCGAAACCTAGAAACAGACTTGGCTTTCTCGAGGTGGTAGGATTCACGATGAACGAGATCCAAAGGTTTGTGGAAAGTTTCCGATCGGAGGAACTCTTGGTTTTCACCATAGTGCCAAACCGGGGCAATGTCTTCAATCTCATAGAGCGGGATCTCGAACATGACTTCGGCAGCAGTGAAATGGAGGGCCAGGAGGGTCAAATCGTAAACTTCGGGGACAGCATCAGGGTAGACTACGAACAATTGCTCACCGGAGCACCACACATCTAGAGCAGACATGTTGTGTATTCCAGTAGGCTTAGGTCGAGTGATGCTTTTTCGGAGACCGTATGCTTCGTTGGCAAAAGCCGCTTCACGAAGGACACTTTCTTTGTACTTGGTCTTTGCGATGTAATACGCAAGAAGACGTTCATACGTCAGATCGTTGTCGTGATAGTGGCGTGCTTCACGCAGCATGTCTCCGATGGATTGCAGAGCTGTGTCAACAGGAAGATTTTTCTTGCGCCAGCCACCTGCGGAGGAAAGGACTTCCCATGGGTAAACCAAATGACCATTAACATACGTTCTTTTACAGAACGAAAGATCGTCAAAGGTGTAGGCATCGGGGAAGTCTGTGGTCTTCTGAGGAGTAGTCAACTCCCACTTGATGCGGTCGCGAATAACAGCGATAATCTGGGGCATCTTTGTGGAAGAAGGCTTCTTCAAAGTAACCATGTCGTCTCCTTGGGTGGCGGTAAAGAGAAGTTCGTTGGCAATGTTCAATGCGTGGAAAGCGTATTCTACGGCGAGGGCAGAGTTGATGGAGTTCATCCAAAGAGTGATATATTCTCCGGACGTTCTCAGGTCAGGAACCTCGTAAACACGCTCTCCATGGGCAATGAAAGCAGTCTTGCGAGCAAGGAAGTGTCTCAAGATAAGAGCACCTTGTTTTGGAGTGTAGTAGGGAGCGAGGGCGCGACCCACGGCGATGTTGAATTCATGCCATTGGGTGGTGTCGAACCGCTTCACATCATACTGCAAAACTTCGGCGTCAGGATTCATCCTGAGAGCTTCAAGAATTGGGCGTACTGAGTAGGGGTTGTTGAAATCGCAGCCGACGCTGTGAGGCGTGGTGACATTGTGATTGCCTTGGGCATCATGGACTTCCATGGCAAACAACATGCGGTCAGCGATAGTTCGAACAAGAGAACCTGCAAAGAACACCCGGGCTTTTCCATTTGCAGCTTTTTCAGGGTCGATGAGCTCGGCCTTGAGAGACATGATGAAAGGGTAAAAGACTGAAGACTCTTCGGGGTCTTCAAGGTAGGCGAGGACCATTCCTTTGAGTAGAGGGTGGCACGTGCGTTTGACAGCATCGTACAATTCTCCATTCTTCTGGAATTTCTTGCCAGTCTTTGGATCCTTCATCTGGTTCATAGGGAAACCGCAAGAGGAATTGGGATCAATGGGACGACATTCGCGACAACCATAAAGGGCGTCTTCGAAGGTGATGATGGAGAGTTTTGCATCTCCAGGGAGACCATATCGACGAGCAAACATGTTGCGCGCGAGTTTGTCGAGTAAGTCCTGATTGATCGGGGGGCGGGTCGAGTAGTCACGACGGAAAGGATCACAACCGAGATCGAACGATGTACGCTTATTATAGCGCACTCGTTGGGAAACAGCAGCAGGGGACTTGTAAGTGTCCAAAGGCTTGAATCCAAGGGGGTTGTAGAATTCCATGTGGCAAGCTTCGACCAATGGGGGGGGCTTGAGGGGTTCGGAACGGATGTTTGGGTTTCTCTCGTAGGGATGGCGACCTGAAATGTAGGAAATGTGGAGGGGTTGATCATCTTCGTCGCCGAAGAGGGCAAAGGCGGCAATTCCAATATTGAGGTCGTTGGAGGCAGGGATGGCGGCTTTAACCAACCCATGAGCGTTGCCATCGAGAGAACGTTGGAGCATCTCGACAGTGCTGCGGTCAATGTAGGCATAAAAAGTGTAGCCGTTGGTATTACCAGCGACAAGCATGCCTATGATGTGACCATCAGCACCATCGTCGTCGTACATGTAGATCGATCCGCAATCTCCGGGAAGAGACTTGTGTTCGGAACGACCAGCATGTACGGTTTGGAAGAGAGTTCCATCCGGGAACGTGTAGCCAATCACTGAATTCTGGAATGTCACAGTTGTAGAAACAGGGTTCATGTTAGGGCGCAGCCAATAGGCTGTCTGAGAACCGTATTGAATGTGACGACCATTGTAGAAGTGATTGACAATGTTGGGACCTTGGGGAAGGGTGACTCCATGCATGTCAGTAGCGGGAAAACGAATGAGGTAGACATCAGAGTCGGGAAGACCAGACATCATAACTTGATCCGTCTTGAAGGCGTACTTGACATTGTTGGCGGTGAGGAACATCTCATCATACTTGCCGTAAGAGACAAGATGGTCAGTGACGAGATAGTCCCTACCACCAATACACAAGGAGTAGTGTCCGATGTGAGGAGTCTCAACGAAATGGATGGCATTCTGGATTTTGGTAGTGACAAAGGGAGATGCACGGGCGACTGCAGGTTTGACAACAACACGAGGTTGTGCTTGTTGTCGAGCAGGCTGGTTCATCTTATCCTTTGCTTGAGGAGAATGCGCATCAAGTGGAGACTCGGTGACAACGGACCACGGATGGTCTTCAGTGGGGACAGGGGCGGGAGTTCCTCCAGAAATGTTGATGATGGGAGAAACATTCACATTGTTGATGTTGTTGGAAACAAACTTTCCGTAGAGGTGTCGGAAACCGAAAAATGAAACGGTGACTGCAAAAATGCCAAGAAGGGCAAGACAAGTCACTCGTATCACACGGCGTACACTCTCGGAAATCTGCGAGAAAAACCCAGCAACACCATTAACAATGGCTTTTCCGGTGATCTTCCACCCTGCATAGGAATACTTCAGATAGTCCTTAGCTCTTGCGAACCAGGACCGAGTAGGAGCAGGTGGTAGTTGATCATCGAGTGGAGGAATGGGGGGCGGAACGTTGCTGAAGATGGAGAGGCTGGGAAGCGGATCATCAAAAGGTTCATCGGGCAAACTGGCAACAGAGGCGTTTTCAGCGTAGAGTTCTTCAAGAGTGGCATCAAGAAGAGACTCTTCGCTTGAAACATCACTGTCTTCAGTAATTGAGGAAGAGGGGCGGGGAAGGACACCTCCGACTTTTCCATGTGCTCGATTCTGGGGATCAAGAGAATGTGGATCGTCTATTGGACGGGGATCACCAGGAGGGTATTGATGGAGGAAGGCGGGGGTGTGGTTGATGCGAGCATCAAAATGCTGCTGGTGGGTGCGTTGTGCACGCTCCACCAAGCCAACAAGGTCAGCAAAAGTGAGTGCCTGGGGATTGAGGGCGGGTTCAGCAAGGACGTGTGCATAATATGCAGAGTCGGGCGAAATCCGGAATCTCCAGGCGTTGTGATCTGTTTCATGACCTCGGAAATTGAGAGGGGTCACGATGAAGTGTTGGCGGCGGTAAGCAGCATCTGGATGTTGCACTAGGCTTGCAATGTATGTACGATCGACGTTCGTGGAAATGAGAACGTACCGAGAGGAGAAGAAGGTTGTTGTCTTTCTCTCCAACTCAGCACAGTTCATAGGATAGGGAACGGAAGACATCATAGCAAACCAGGACAAGGCAGAGGCATAGGACATGGTTTGATCCTTTTCTTGGAGAAAATCTTCAAAATAGGTCACGTTTTGTCCAGCAAAGCTGTCATGATATGGAGAACCAAGGACAGGTTGCCAGATAGACGAGTAGGGAAGATG